CTTCAACGCCGAGCTGGGCCGCAAGATTGCCCGGAAGAACGCCGTCGAGAAGATCTGGCCGCTGATGGGCTATGAGCTGCGCAGCAAACTTTCCAAGGAAGGGAGCAACTGACCATGCAAGTTATTGCCATCAAGCCCGGATTCTACGGACAGCTGCGCACTCCGGGCACCGATTCGGCTGAGTTCGATGTACCGGACGGCTCGAAAGCCTCGTGGTTCGTGCCTGCCAAGCAGGGCGACGAGCCCGAAGGCAAGCCGGCCCGGGGCCGCAAGGCGTCGCAGTCTGATCCGGCCGGCGATCTGACCTGATCTCCTCCTGCTGCCCTGCTGTGGCAGTTCCGCGGGGCGCGTCGCAAGGTGCGCCCCGTTTTTCATGAGGTGCTGTTATGGCTTCCGAGATCGACATCTGCAACCTCGCGCTGTCCCACCTGGGCGACACCGCGACCATCGCCAGCCTCGACCCGCCCGAGGGAAGCGCCCAGTCGGAGCACTGCGCCCGGTTCTACCCCATCGCCCGCGACTCGATGCTCGAAATGCACGCCTGGGGGTTTGCTACCCGCCGCGCGAGGTTGGCCCTGCTGGCCTCCGGCTGGCCCGAGTGGAACTACGCCTACGCGCAGCCGGCCGACGCGCTGAACATCATTGCGATCCTGCCGCCCAGCTCCAGCGACGACTACAGCACGGGCATTCCGGATTCGGCCGGCGGCCCCTACGTGCCCCAGCCCTTTAGTTGCGAGATCAACGAGGGCGGCGCAAGCGTGATCTACAGCGATCAAGCCGACGCGGTGCTGCGCTATTCCTCCACCGTCAGCGACCCGACGCGCTTCTCGCCGCTCTTCACGATGGCGCTATCCTGGCACCTGGCCTCGATGCTCGCCGGGCCTATCATCAAGGGCGATGCTGGCGCGGCCGAAGCCAAACGCTGCGCCGGGATGATGCAAGCCTACCTGAGCAAGGCCGTCGAATCCGACAGCAGCCAGCGGCGCATCAAACCCGAGCACGTGGTCAGCTGGATGGCAGGGCGCTGATCATGGCCAACATCCGCACTCTGCAACGCAGCTTCGCCGGGGGCGAGATGAGCCCCGAGATGTTCGGGCGCATCGACGACTCCAAATATCAGGCCGGCCTGGCGAAGTGCCGCAACTTCATCGTCAAGCCCCAAGGCCCGGCCGAGAACCGCCCCGGCTTTGCCTTCGTGCGCGCGGTAAAGGACTCGACCAAGCGCGTGCGCCTGATCCCCTTCACCTACTCGACCACGCAGACGATGGTGATCGAGGTCGGTGCGGGATACTTCCGTTTCCACACGGCCGGCGCCACGCTGATGGATGGCGCCACGCCCTACGAGATCGCCAACCCTTACGCCGAGTCTGACCTGGCCGACGTCCACTACGTGCAGTCGGCGGACGTGCTCACGCTTGTGCACCCTGGCCACGCGCCGCGCGAGCTGCGCCGCCTGGGCGCCACAAACTGGCAACTGACGACGATCAGCTTTGCCGCCTCGATCCCGCCGCCGGCCGCGCCAACGCTCGCCGCCGCCGGGCACACGGCGGTGAAATACACCTATCACTATGTCGTAACGGCCGTTGCTGCCGATGGCGTCAGTGAGTCGGCGCAGTCCTCCGAATCGACCGTGGGCGGCAACCTGTTCGAGACTGGCGCAACCGTCACAATCAGCTGGGCCGCCGTGGCGGGGGCGTCCCGGTACAACGTGTACAAGATGCAGGGCGGCCTGTACGGGTACATCGGGCAAACCTCCGGCACCAGCATCGTCGATGACAATATTGCGCCAGATCTCTCCACCACGCCGCCGATCTACGACGCCGTGTTCGGCGCGGCGGGGGACTACCCCGGCGCGGTGTCCTACTTCGAGCAGCGCCGCTGTTTTGCCGGCACCGCGAACAAGCCGCAGAACATCTGGATGACCAAGAGCGGCACCGAGTCAAACATGAGCTATTCGCTACCGGTGAGGGACGACGATCGCATCGCCTTCCGGGTAGCCGCCCGCGAGGCCAACACGATCCGGCACATCGTCCCGCTCGCCCAGCTCCTGTTGCTCACCAGCTCGGCCGAGTGGCGTGTCACGTCGGTGAATAGCGACGCGATCACCCCGAGCACGATCAGCGTGCGGCCCCAGTCCTACGTCGGCGCCTCGAATGTGCAGCCGGCCATCATCAACAACACCCTGATATACGGCGCAGCGCGCGGCGGCCACGTGCGCGAACTTGCATACAACTGGCAGGCCAACGGGTTTATCACCGGCGACCTGTCGCTGCGGGCGGCGCACCTGTTCGACACCTTTGACGTGGTGGACATGGCCTACGCCAAGGCGCCCTGGCCGATTGTCTGGTGCGTCAGCAGCAGCGGCAAGCTGCTGGGCCTCACGTACGTGCCCGAGCAGCAAGTGGGCGCCTGGCATCAGCACGACACCGACGGGGCTATCGAGTCGTGCGCCGTGGTAGCCGAAGGGCAGGAGGACGTTCTGTATTGCGTGATCCGTCGAACTGTCGCGGGCGCGTCGGTGCGCTACATCGAGCGCATGGCCCCGCGCCAGTTTGCAACCGCGCCCGACGCCTTCTTCGTAGATTCCGGCCTCACCTACGCAGGGCCGCCGGCCACCGCGATCAGCGGCCTCGGGCATCTGGAGGGCAAGTCCGTATCCATCCTTGCCGACGGGGCAGTGCATCCGCAGCGCGTCGTGACCGGCGGCGCCATCACGCTCGACAATGAGGCCAGCAAGGTGCACGTGGGCCTGCCCATCACCGCCGACCTGCAGACCATGCCGCTTGCCGCGCCCATCGACAACGGCTACGGGCAGGGCCGGTTCAAGAATGTGAACAAGGCATGGCTGCGAGTGTTCCGCTCGTCGGGGGTCTTCGTCGGCCCGGATGCGGAAAAGCTCACCGAGGCCAAGCAGCGCACGACCGAGCCCTACGGCAGCCCGCCCGCACTCAAAAGCGAGGAAATCCAGGTGATGCTGACGCCCTCCTGGGCCGACAGCGGGCAGGTTTTTGTCCGGCAGTCTGACCCGCTGCCGCTCACGGTGGTGTCGATCACCGCGGAGGTAGCGATGGGCGGCTGATTCGGTGCGCGTGCCTGCCCCGGCGCGCGCCACTATGACGCCCATCAAAGGAGATCGTCATGTTTACCCCCCAAGCATCGCCCGGGCTCGGCTCCGTATCCCTCATCGGGATGGGGATAGGCGCCATTGGCTCGGCCATCGGCACCTATCAGCAAACCAAGTCCGCCAGGTCGCAGCTGCGATACCAAGCGGCGATGGCCGAGATCAATGCGCGCATGGCCGAGCGCAGCGCGCAGCAGGCGATGCAGCAAGGCCAGCAGCAAGTCGCCGCCACGACCATGAAATACGGCGCCCTGAAAAGCAGTCAGCGGGCAGCGATGGCGGCCAACGGTGTCGATCTTGGAACGGGCAGCGCCGCCGAGTTGCAGGCATCAACCGACATCCTGAAAGACATCGACAAGCACACCATCGAGTCGAATGCGATCAGCAACGCCTTCGGGTACCGCACGCAGGGCACGGGCTACCAGAATCAGGCGAGGATGGATCGCGCATCGGCGTCCAGCATGTCACCGGTCAGCGCCGGGTTCTCGACCCTGCTCGGCAGCGCGACCAAGGTTGCCAGTAGCTGGTACATACTCGACAAGGTCGGCGCGATGCCGGGCGGCAGTTCGGCCGTCGATACCACGATGCCCGGCCCGTCCAGTTCCGAGGGGATGTGGTAAGCCATGCCGACCGTTCCCAGAATTGACGCTCCCCAGGTCGGCGCCACGCCCGGCCCCGCCGTCCGCTTCGACGCCCCGCACGCCCAGAACTTCGCCCCGCGCCAAGCTGCGCAGATGGGGCAGGCCGTCGAAGAGGCCAGCGGCGCGGCCGCGCGCATCGCAGCCGACACCCAAGCCCAAGCCAACGAGCTGCGCGTCATTGACGCGCTGAACCGGGTCAAGGAGGCGCAGCTCCACCTGACCTACGACAAGGATGCGGGGTACTCCAACCTGAAGGGCATCAATGCGCTGGAGCGCCCCGACGGCAAACCGCTGAACGCCGAGTACGGCGGCCTCCTCGAGAAGCGCATCGGCGAAGTCGGCGCGGCGCTCGGCAACGACGCGCAGAAGGCCGCCTTCGAGCGGCAGGCAAGCGGCGTGCTGACCGACTTTGTCGGACAACTGAAGGCGCACGAATCCAAGGAGCTCAAGACCTACGCGCTCTCCACCTCCGAGGGCGTGCAGGCCACCGCCCGGCGCGATATCGCCCTCAACTGGAACAACCCGGAAGCCGTCGATAAAGCCGTTGCCCGCATCGGGGCCGAAACGTACCGGCAGGCGCAACTGCTCGGCAAGTCGGCCGAGTGGCAGGAAGCTGCCGTGCGCAAGATGACCAGCGACGGGCACAAGACCGCCATGCTGGCCGCTCTTGAGCAGAACGATCCGGCCTACGCAGACAGCTACCTCAAGAAGTACAGCGCGCAGATGGAGGCCGACGACATCCTCGAAGTGCGCGGCCACATCACCAAGGAAATGGATGCGCAGATCGGCGCGAGCGTCGCCGGCGAGGCGGTGCGGCAGGCTGCGCCCCGCATGCAGCAGACCGACTTCAGCCGCATGCTGACAATCACCCTGGGCACCGAGTCGAACGGGCAGCGGTACGGCAAGGACGGCCGCCTGTTGGAATCACCCAAGGGGGCCAAGGGCGAAATGCAGGTGCTCGATGGCACCAACCTTGATCCGGGGTTCGGCGTGAAGCCTGCGGCGGATAACTCGCCGGATGAGCGGGCACGTGTCGGCCGGGATTACCTCGACGCAATGCTCAAGCGCTACGGCGGCGACCCGGCCAAGGCGTGGGCGGCCTACAACGCCGGCCCCGGCCGCCTGGATGCGGCACTGAAGAACGCCGAGAAGCCGGCGATGATCAACGCCAGCGCCGATCCGAACGCGCCCAAGAAGATCGACTGGCTATCCCTGATGCCGCAGGAAACGCAGAAGTACGTCGCCAAGAACATGGCCGCGCTTGCTACCGGCGGGGGCGAGCTGCCGCGCCCGACCTTTGCCGAGATCGACGACCGGCTGCGCGCCGATCCGCGCCTCGCCGGCAACCCGGCCCGCTACAAGCTGGCCCGCGAGGAGGCCAGTCGGCAGTTCGAGGAGCAGACCAAGGCGATCAAGCAGCGCGAAGAGGATGCCGTCGCGGTGGCGATGCGCGGCGTGATCCAGAACGGTGGGCGCTTCACTGATCTGCCGGCCAGCGTGCGAGGCGCCATCCCGCCCAAGGAGGTGGACAACGTTCTGGCCTTCGCCCAGAAGATCAGCAAGGGCGACGACACGACAAGCCTGTGGCTCTACAACAAGCTGACCGGGAACCCGGCGGCACTGGCCGCCATGGGGGATAGCGAATTCTTCGCGCTGCGCCGCGAGCTTTCGGAATCAGACTTCAAGCACTTCTCAAATGAGCGCGCCAAGCTCACCGGCGCCGCGCCTGGCGCAAACGGGCCGGGCGATCTGAACAGCGGCGCAATCAAGCAGACCCTCGACGCGCGCTTGCGCATGCTGAAAATCGATCCGTCGCCCAAGGACGACGGCGGCGCGGATGCGGCGCGCATCGGCGGCATTCGGCAGTTCGTCGATCAGTACTTCATCGCTGCGCAGCGCGAAGCCGGCAAGAAATTCACCGATGCCGAAGTCGCCCAGCACATCGACGCGCTGTTCGCCAAGAACGCCACCTTCCGCGGCTGGTTCACCGACACGTCCGGCCCGGTGCTCGGCATGAAGATCGGCGACATCGACGGCGCCACGAAGGACGGCATCAAGGCCGCATTCAAGCGGCGCGGGGTGGAGAGCCCGACCGACGCCCAGATCATGAACGCTTACTGGAACCTCAAGTTCGCCCGCCAATGAGTGACGATTTCGACGCCGCCGTAGCCTCCACCCTGCAGCCGAGCCCGGCGCAGGCCGCCCGCGTGGGCTTCTCCGTTGCCGCCGACACCAACCCGGACGCCCACGCCGAGGCGCTGCGCGTGGCCCGGCGTACTGGCGTGCCGGTCGATA